AATGATATTAAAGACGTATTATTAAATTTAGGAATATTAAAGAAAGTCCAAATTGAAAATATAGCTGTAACTGAAGCTAACGCGGTAGCAAAAACTAAAGAAGCGGTAGCTACAGAAGGTGCGGTTATTGCTAATAAACAATTAGCGGCTGCGGAAGTAGCGGAAGGAGTTGCAGCAGAAGGTGCCGCTGTCGCAACAGAAGGTTTGGCTCTATCAATTAAAGGATTAATAAGTGCAACTGTAATTGGTGCGTTAATTATTGGTTTAATTGAATTAGGTAAATATCTATATAATTTAGTATCAAGTGAGAAAGATGCGGAGGAAGCTAATAACAAATTAGCGGAAAGTTTCAGAATGTTAAAAAAGGCTGCTGATGATACTCAAGATTCAATTGCTGCACAAACTGAAATAAATTTAATTTACGCAAAAGCGGCAGGTAAAAGTGAAGAAGAATTAACCAAAATTAGACAAAAAGGGTTAGATGATAGAAAGGCTGCAAACGATAAAGCAATAAAAGAAAATTTTAACGCAATATTAAGGAACGAAGGGAATCTTAAAATTACTGATGAACAACGTAAGAAAAATGACGAAGATTTAAATCAGGAAAAGATTAGATTAAATGGTGTTAAAAATGATTTATTACTTGAACAGGAAAAATTAACAGCTAATGAAACTTTAAGAATTGCGGATAAAAACCGAGATAATTTAAAGAAAGTCACTGATAAACAGATTGAGGATAATAAAGCTAAAAATGATAGAATTATTGCTGATACTAAAACATTTTACGGTAAATTACTTAACGCTCAAAATGAATATCAAATATTAAATGCTAATGATGAATATGAAGCAGAAGCGTTCAGATTATTACAAAAAAGTTTAGCTGAAGAAAAAGAAATTGAAGCTTTACAATTAAAATCAAAAATAATTAATGGAATTGAAGTATCTGCGGAAGAACAAAAAAGGGAATTATTAAATCAAATTATAATTAATTATAATAAGAATCTTCAAAAGTTAGCTGATAAAGCTTTAAAAGATAGATTTAAAACTAGAGAAGATGAATTAAATTTAGAAATTGATACTAAAAATAAAATTATTGGGATACAAATTTCAATGATTGAAGATGAAAAGAAAAGAAGACAAGAAGAATTAAAACAAAAGGCACAGGAAGATAAAGAATCAATTCAATTTAGTAAAAATACTGAAAAAACAAAAGCGTTAGCTATTCAAACTATTAATGAAAAACTCAAATTGGATTTACAAAAATTAGATGATGAATTAGAAACTAAAAAAAGAGAAAAACAAGTTACAAATTTAGATAATGAATTGAAATTCTTACAATTAAGAAGTGAGGCGTTAGTACAAGGAACTATAGAATTTTTTAATAATCAACGAGAAATACTTAAAACGGCAGAAAAAAGAGAACTTGCTGATTTAGCGGATAGGGCCATAAAAGAAAAACTTACTATTGAACAAATTGAAAAGGAAAAACTTGCAATTAAACAAAAGTATTTAAAAGCTTCAAAAGATATTGCTAATCAAGAATTACAAGCAATATTACAAGCAGCACAAGCAACATTAGGAGTAGCTCAAACAATTGCTGGTGATATTGGTAAGGTTGCACAATTAGAACAACAGGTAGCACTTGAAGAAGCTAAAAAAAGATATATTGCACAGAATGAACTTGATAAAAAGACAATCACTAATCAAGAACAACAGGAAGCTAAATTATTAGAAAATAAGAAAAAGTTTGCCAAGGAAGAAGATGATATAAAGAAAAAGGCGTTTGAGGAAAATAAAAAGATACAAATTGCACAAGCCATTATTGCTACATTACAGTCAGCAGTAGGTGCGTTCTCATCTCTTATTGCAATACCTTTTGTTGGACCTGTATTAGCACCAATTGCAGCAGCTGCGGCGTTAGTGTTCGGTTATAAACAAGTTGATGCAATTAAAAAGACACAATATCAATCACCAATTGCGTTGAGTGAATCTGAAACACCAACAGGAACTAAAACCAATCTTGGTAGAAACTACGCTGATGGTGGATTAATAGGTGGAAAGAGACACGCTGAAGGTGGAACTTTAATTGAAGCGGAGAAAGGTGAAGCAATCATGACACGTGGTGCAGTTACAGCCTTCGGTCCATTATTATCATTAATGAACCAAGCGGGTGGTGGTACATCATTCAATTCAAACTTAATGACCACAAGACAGGATAATCCAATATTATCAAATCCAGTACAAGAACAATCACCATTAATTGTAAAAACTTATGTTGTATCGCAGGAATTAACAACTGAAGCACATAAACAAGCAAGATTGAAAAATCTATCAACCATTTAAATTATGAATTTTAATAAAATTATAATAAACATCAGAAGCTTCTTCAAGTGTATTATAGAACCCAAGATAATGTTTTTTATTATTAAAGAAAATTTCAGATTTATATTTTATAGAATTTTTAAGTTTTACTTTAGTAACACCAGGAAATTTAGAATTATAAAAATGATTAGTATTATATCTACCAGTACACCATTCAAGATTTTCAACTCTATTATCGGTTTTATCACCATTAATATGATTAACCTGTGGAAAATTATTAGGATTTGGTATAAACGCCTCAGCAACAAGACGATGAACATTATAAGGTTTCCCGTACAAATCAAGTTTTTTATAACCACGAACTACAACTTGTTTCAAAAAAATACCTCTACGAACAGAATAAACCCGACCATCGGGATAAACAATATAGTTGGAATCAAAATGTTTCATAAAACAAATTTAAGTATTTAATTCCAAATAACAAAAATTTATATTTAGTAATAATGATAAAGAAAGATAAAGTATATGAATTAAAGATTGAAGAAGACGATGAATTGTCAGGTATTGATAGTATTTCCCTTGTAGATACTCCAGCGATCGAGATAAATTGGATGTATTTTAGTAAGGAAAAACCTCATGAGTTTCACATCCCTGATAATGAAGATAGTAAGTATATTGATAAATTAAAATCTATTGCACAGAATGAACAGGACCTACTTGACGAAGGTTGGGTGGTTTCTAAAGTAATTCCATTAGGTAAGCAAGGTTTTATAACAGCACCAGACCCAAACGGTCCATCAGTAGAAAATGAGACAGAATATAGAGTAAGATACAAATATGTATTAAATCCTCAAGCACAATCACCATCAATTATTCCAACAACAAGAGATTTTTGTAGAGAATTAGTTCAAAAGAATTATGTATGGAGATTGGAAGATTTGGATACATTAACCAACGATGAGGGTGATAGTGCGTTAGTATGGCGTGGAGGGTATAATTGTCGTCATTTATGGGCTAGAATTGAATATACATTAGATAGTACCATTAGAAATAAAGCGTCCGTAAATCAGGGTAAAATTGACCCACAAGCGTCATTAGATACAAGAATATTAGGAATGGAACAACCTGATACAAGGGTTCCTGAATGGCCTTCATTTAGTAAGGTAAAAATGGTTAGTGTTTCTGATTATCCTGATAGTGTTAAGAACGCAGCAAAAAGAGGTATTGAATTAAATGAAAAGAATGGTAACAAATGTGCTACACAAGTTGGTAAAATTCGTGCACAACAACTTGCTAACGGTGAACCAATATCTGAAGATACAGTAAAAAGAATGTATAGTTATTTGAGTAGAGCCGAAACCTATTATGATGATGCAGACGAAACAAGTGATTGTGGTTACATATCATTTTTGTTATGGGGAGGTAAGAGTGCTTTAAGTTGGGCTGAAGGAAAAGTTAATACATTTAATAAACAAAAGTTTGTAGAAAATTGTCCACCAGCAACACAAGATGTTGCAATCAATTTAAAGAATAGACAGGAATGTATTGATGTTGCACATTATGGTCCGTTAAATCCAAATGAACCAAATGAGGAATATTGGAAGAAGAAAGCGGATATGTTTGGTGGTGATTTACCATCAGCAAAAAAGGCTTTATGTGGTAATTGTGCGTTCTTCGTTCAAACAAAAAGTATGTTGGATTGTATTGCTAATGGTATTAACGATACAAATGAGTGGGATACAATAGATGCGGGTGATTTAGGTTATTGTGAAGCGTTTGATTTTAAGTGTGCTGCGTCAAGAACATGTGATGCTTGGGTTGTTGGTGGACCAATAACTGAAGAAGATATGGGTTATGATGTTGGTACAATAGGTGGTTTTGAAGATCCTAATATCAAAAAGAAAAAGAAGAAGAAAGACCAAAAGTTTGCAATAGATAATGAAGAAAAACGTACAATAGTTGGACCAGCAATGGTTCCTGATTTACGTATCCCAAGAAAAGATAATCAGGGAAATATGTATGAGGTTTATTTCAGTTCAGAAACTATCAAAATGATAGCGGACAAATATATGAAGAACCAATACACCCGTAATAACGATTTGATGCACGATGGTACAGCTGTAAAAGATGTATATGTTGTTGAGAGTTGGATTAAGGAAGATGAGAATGATAAGTCAAATAAGTATGGTTATGGTGATTTACCAATAGGAACTTGGTTTGTTGCAATGAAATGTGCTAAAACTCCACAAGGTGATAAGGTTTGGGAGATGGTAAAATCAGGTGAACTTGCTGGTTATTCTGTATCAGGATGGTTTGAAGAAGTGGCTCAATTCTGTAGAGAGGAAATGTTTTTACAGAAAGTAGTAGAGATATTGAAGAAATATTAAAATAATTTGGGAATATATACGTAATTATATATTTAGTAATAGAATTAATAAATAAATAAAAAACAAATAGATTATGTCTAATCCAAAAACCGCTATTAACGAAATTAAGAAATTAATGGTTCAGTTCGGTTTCATGACGGAAGAAGCAACTCCATTGTCTTTTAAATTAGAAGATAATACTATCATCAACACCGAGAAATTGGTAGTTGGTAAATCAGTTAGTAAAATCAATGAAGCTTTTGAAGCGGTAGCTTTAGAAGATGGTTCATATAAATTAAAAGAGAATTTTGAGATTGAGGTTCTTAACGGTGAAATTACTGCAGTTAAAGAAATATTCGTAGAAGCAAAATTGAAAGATGGTACTGTTGTTAAGGTTGAGGGTGATAGTTTGGCTGAAGGTGCTGCTGTTAAAGTAGTAACTGAAGAAATGCCAGACGGTATTGCCGCACCTGATGGAGTACATATGTTAGAAGACGGTACTGAAATTGAAACTAATGGTGGTATGATTGTTTCTGTAAAATCACCTGAAGGTATGATGGACGGTGAATCAGAACCAATGCCTGAAGATAGTATTGATGCAGGTGACCCAATTCAAGTAGAATTGATGGAAATGTTGAAAGATTTTGTAAAGAAAATTTCTGAAAAAATGTCCACAATGGAACAAAATTATTCTTCATTACAAAATGAGTTTAACGCGTTCAAATCTGAACCAGCAGGTAAGAAAATATCTGATGGTAAAACGGAATTTAATAAAATATCTGGAGAAAGTGCTGACGATAAATTCAACGCACTTATGGCTTTCAGACAAATTAATAAAAAATAATTAAAAAAACAAAACGAATTAAAAATGAAAATTTATTCAAAAGACGAATTTAGTTATGTAGTTTCAAGTATCACTGGTTTCACAGACCAATCATCTCAAGAAATTATAGCTAAAGCTCTTATCGGAGCAACAACTCCTGCAAACACAACTGTAAAGTTAGGTGTTCGTGGTACACAACAAATCCAATTGTTAAATTCATCACCAAGTTTCCAAACAGGAGCTTGTGGATGGAACGCATCTGGTACAACAACTTTCACTCAAGTAAGTTTAGCATCTCAACATGAGAAGGTAAATGAAGAATTATGTTTCCAACAATTATGGGATACATACCAATCTTTATTGTTACCTCCAGGTCAAGATCCTGAAACTGTACCATTCCTTGATTCAATCATTGATTTGAAAGTAAAACAAATTCAACAACGTATTGAACAAAAATTATGGTTGGCTCAAACAGCAAGTGGTGATACTTTCAACGGTTTCTACACTTTAATCACAACTGGTAATACATCTGTTGCAACATCTGCTTCAGGTACAACTTTCAGTTCAACTGCTGCTTACGGTTCTAACGGTAACCCAATCACAGAAGTAGATAAGTTAATTTCTGCTTTATCTGATGACGCTTTAGTGTTTGATGATTTAGTAGTGTTTATGTCTTACTCTAACTTCCGTTTATATAACCAAGCTTTAGTGAAAGCAAACTTCTTCCAAAACTACATTGGTACATCTAATGTAACAGGAAATATGACTGCTATTCACCCTTCAACTAACGTTAAGGTATTACCTACATTAGGTTTAGCTGGTTCAAATAAAGTAACAATCGGACCTGCATCTTACATGTTCTGTGGATTTGACTTAATGTCTGACCATGAGAAAATGGACGCGTTCTGGTCAAGAGATTTTGATGTTATGAAGATTAGAGCTAACTACTCTTACGCTGCTAACATCGCAGTATTTGCAGGTACAAACTACTTCGCAACTAACGGATTATCTTAAACAAATTAAAAAAACAAAAGGGGTGAAAGTCCCCTTTATAAAAATAAAAAAAATAGGGGGACTCCCCCGCACACACATATTATGTCTACATGCTTTATTACTTCCGGAGCTGCACTTGGTTGCAGTGACTCAATCGGAGGAGTGAAAAAAATATATGTTGCAGGTCAATCAGGTTTTACATCTGGTTACACTTACAACGCTGATGGTGCTGTAACAGGTGCTACAGATAGTGGTGATGTTGTTCTTTACGGTTTTGAATTGAAAAGAAATACAAGTTCATACGTACAGACTACAACTAAATCATACGAAAATGGAACCGTTTATTGGGAACAAGTTCTTACTGCGGTTTTATTCAAGTACGACCAAGAAAAGAGAAACCAATTAAAAGTATTAGGTCAAAACGATAATTTACAAATTTTAGTAATTGACCAAAACGATACGGTTTATGTAATGGGTCAAGTTAATTATTCTTACTTATCAGGTGGTGATGCAACCACAGGTTTGGCATTAGGTGACAAAAATGGATTTTCCATGGTCTTTACCGCACAAGAAGCGGAACCTAGTAGAGTGTTAGAAGCTCCAGCAGGGTACACAGGAACAACTCCTGAAGCCTTAATTGCTGCTGTTTATACACAATCTCAATTAGTAGGTTAATTGAAATGTTAGTCCTTTAGGACAATTTCTATATCTTCCAATGAAAAGAGAGGCTTTATGCCTCTTTTTTTTTAAATATACCTTTCCAATTAGATTTTTTTTATATTTAGTTATATGATAATAATGAATAAGGGTCAAGTTAATGAATTGGTGTTAAACATCAATAATAACTCAAGAACCGACTTTTCGGGATATACACTTACTTTTTTAAACATCTTATCACAAGAGGTTAAATCTTATACTATAAGCACATCTAATCCTTTACAGTTCGCTGAAAATATTAGGTATTGTGAAATTGTATTAGATTTATCTGTTAATGATTTAAACTACGAGGGACAATACCAATTAGATATATTCGGTAATGGTACACAATTAGTTTATACGGGTATGGTTCGTTTATTAGGTACAACAGAACAAGGAAATACATTTACACAATACATTTCACCTGACGAGGATAATTCCAATTACATTTACATACAAGATTAATTATGAGTGAAGAAAAACAAAAATACCAATTAAGTAGAGCACAATTTACACAAGAACCATTACTACCAATCTTTTCTGAAGTTTTAAACAGATTAGATTATGTATTATATGGTGAAGGTAATATCATGCCTCAATACCTAATCAGTAGATATAATAACTGTGCAATTCATAAAGCAATTGTAACTTCAAAAAAAGAACAGATAATGGGTGATGGTATTGTTTCTTTAAACAATCCAATGGCCACAATTTATCTTATTAACGATAAGGAAAGAATGGATGAAGTGTTTGAGAAATGTGCGTTAGATTTGGTTCTATTTGGTGGCTTCGCCTTAAATTGTATTTGGAGTAGAGATAGAAAAACTATTGCTGAAATATACCACGTTGATTTTAGTAGATTAAGAAGTGGTAAGATTAATCCTGAAACAGATAAAATTGAAAGATATTATTATTCTGCTGATTGGACTAATATTAAAAAGTTCCCTGTTACAGAATATGATGCGTTTAGTCAAGAAGACGGAAGACCATCTCAAATCTATTATTACAAACAATATAGTCCATCACAATCATATTACCCACATCCTGATTATTCAGGTGCGTTAGCAGCAATTAATATTGATGTACAGATTAAAGAGTTTCACTCTAACAACTTAATGAATGGTATGATGCCTTCATTATGGATTAATATGAATAACGGACTACCTGGTCCTGAAGAACAACGTTTAGTAACAAGAGCGTTAGAGAGTCAATTTACAAGTGTTAATAACGCTGGTAGACCAATCATATCATTCAACGAAAGTAAGGAGTTAAGTCCTGAAATTACACAAATTGCAACATCAGGTAATGACCAATACTATTCACAAATTTATGATGATATTATTAGAACAATCTTATCAGGTCACAGAATATCAAGTGGTGAATTATTTGGTATTAGTACAGCAAACAAATTAGGTTCAAAAGATGAGATTGATACACATATTACTTTCATCCGTAAATCAGTTATACAACCATATCAAAAACAATTATTAGGTGTATTTGATAAATTAGTTACAATGAAATTTGGTGTACCAACAACTTTTGAAATTAAACCAATGTCTATATATGAAACAGGTGATATAAATGAAGCACCTTTAGTAGTAGATAAACCAGAAACCCCAACACAAATATAATATGGCAAACGTTTTACTCGTAAGCGAAAATAAATTAAAGGCGTTCACTAACGTAAATAAGAATGTGGACATGGACACAATCCGTGCTGAAATTGGTATTGCGCAGGATATTCAGCTTCAGCCACTACTTGGAACTTTATTTTATAACCAACTATTATCTAAAGTAAGTGCAACAGGAAATACTTTTACAAATGATGAATTAACATTGGTTAATGAATATATTAGCCCATACCTTATACAGGTTTCTTATTATGAAATGATTCCACATTTACATTTCAGAACAATGAACGTTGGTATAGTTAAAGCTGGTGCTGTTGATGGAGGTAGAGATGGTGTTGATATTGAGACAATGAAATATCTTCGTACAATCCAAAAACAACGTTCAGATTTTTATATGATGAGGTTGCAAGATTATCTTATCATTGGATATGGTCAAGGAATTTTTCCTGCGTACTTATCACAAAATACAAGAGATGGTATGTTACCTGATAAATCGGATAAATACAACTCACCAATATTTTTAAATCATACATCTCGTTATGGATATTCATTGGCTCAATCAATGAGAAATTTGGATGTGTATAGTGATAGAGCACATTATGATCCGCCTTGTATGGATTGCGGATATTAATATTAAATAATATGAACGAATATATATATCAAATTATCGGGGCAATTGCAACAACCGTCATTGGTTATGTTGCTGGTTTCCGTAAATCCAAAAACGAAATAGAGGGTGGACGATTGGAGAATATGGAAAAATCTTTAAAGGTATATCAAATAATTATTGATGACCTATCAAGAAAGGTTGAAGAATTAACCACGCATATTGTACGATTGGAACAAACAATAGAAAGTTTAAAACAAGAGAATAGACAACTTAAAAACAAAAATAGTATATAATGAAATTAGAACAAATTATTAAATTGAAATTTGGTGAGATTAAAAAATCTGAACCAACTGAAATGGCTGAATATCCTTGGGATGAATGTATGGCAGACCAAATGGAAAGATATGGTGATGAGGAGACAGCTAAAAAGGTATGTGGAGCAATTAAAGCGGGAATGAAAAAATCATTTGCGGAAGGTGATAGTTTAGAGAACGCATGCTGGCCAGGATACACCGCCATTGGTCTAAAAGAATTGGATGGACGTATGGTTCCAAATTGCGTTAAGGACGAAGAATAGGGTCTTAAAACAACTAAAAAACCCCTCGTAGAAACGAGGGGTTAAGATTAGGGAACAGTTATGAAAAACCTAATCTATATGTTTGGGGTATAGTTTATTATTTATATTTCCAAATGTAACCATTAGCTTGCAATTTTTCTTTTTTAAGACAACGATTTATATTAGTGCGAGATATTTTTAATGATGTTGATGCATCATATGCAGAAGACCATTCTTTAATTTTTTTACCTTTTAAATTATATTGAATTATAGAACGTGGCCATTTATTAAAATGTTCTTTTAAAATTGATTTAGGTAATTTTTTATATTTTTTAAATTTATAAATTTTATCTTTAAAAGTTTTATTTTCACCTTTAAGAACTGAACGAATATTATTACGTTCTTTTCTAATTTTTGTTATTTGAGAAAGAGATTCATATTCATTTAATAAAATACCATTCATATCATATTCAAAAATAGGTACATTATATTTTTCAAAATTTCTATTTTCATATTTTTGAATAATCTCTTTTGGTAATTTTATATAATATATTTTTGTCCATAAATAACCTCCAGCGCTAGACATATTTTTTAATCCGTTTAATAAAGGACATAAATTATTAATACTTGTTAAAAACTGTGCTTCACTTGTATTTTGATATTCATTAATAAAATTACCATTAACATCATATTGATATACTTTTCCTTTAGAAAATGACATAACTTATTTTTTAATAAATTCATTCAACCATTTTGTTTTATAATCTTTTGGATATTTGGTATATTTTTCTAACATACGTTCTACTTCACGAATTGAACGACTATTAATTGCTGACCAATTTTCCCATAAGAATAAACATGCTTGTTGTCTTATAGATAAAGGAATTGATTTTGGTAGTAAGGTAGAATTTAAAATGATATTAGTAATATACCCCCACATAGTTGTAGGTTTCATATAAAAATCCACAGGGTTGACTCTTGAACGAATAGCATATAGGTCACTATCCAATCTTGTTCTAATTTCATCTTGTGTTGGTAATTTTCTATTTGCTGTAAAAATAAATATAAGTTGATGAGTAGGAATTTTAATACCATTATTTTCACTCATATAATATTCTAACGCTTCTCTTTGAGTTGGAGTCGCATCATTTAATATTTTACTTGGGTTTTTATGATAAGAAATACATTTCTCATCACGAAGAACATTCTTCATAATATTAATATCTTCTTCCTTATTTAATAATCCGGTACAATCTTCAAGATATACATAATGATGCTCATTCTTCTTTAATCCTCTTGCAATTACTGCAACTTCATTAATAAATCCATTCATGGTCAAACCACCATTAATAAGAGTAAAGTTCTTAATACCCGCTTTCTTAAAGGTTTCTTTAACGGTATGACTTTTACCTAACCCTGCTTGAGACCAAATGTAAAAATGAGGGAATGAATCCTTCGGTGATATATTCTGTATATCTTTTGATAGGTCTTCAAATCTTTCTTTTTCCTTTTGACCTTCTTTAATGTAACCCAATAATTCGGATGAAAAAGGACTTGTGTTTTTTACTACTTTTTTACTTGTTACCATAACTATTTGTTTTAATAAGACACAAAATTAGTATATTCTAAATTACCCACCAAATATATTTTTAGTTACTTATCCACATTTTTTATCCACACTAATATTGTTTGGCAAATAAAAAACCCCCGTAGTAGAAACCACAGGGGAGTTATGAACAAACCATCAATAAGAAACATATTAAAAGATGGGGGAAGGATAATCAATATACAAATGGCAATAAGTAATAAAACTATAATCCACCCCCATCGTATTATAAATATAAGAAACTTTATCAATAATTTAAAATAATAACACCATTATTTTAAAAATTTAATTCAGTTCTTAAAGTAAAACCATATTCATCTTGAGATATTATTGTGTTCATAACCATACCTGAATCCCACATATATTCCATTAATTGGATTCTCTGTTGTTTAAGTAGGTGTAACCACTCCTCATTAGAAATAGTGTCCCTATGACGACTTATATTAAGAAATACCGCTGGTCTATTATCAGTTGTTAAACGTAATTGATTCTGTTCATTTATTAATTGATTATTTACCAATTCGTGGAATCTATCATACGCACCTTCAACTGTTTCAGGTTCTTCAGGTATGTTGTTTTGAAAAAATTTAAATCCCATATTATTTAATTTCAATTTTTTGATGGATTGAATTAATGTACTCCATTTCTTCTTGGGTAATATCCCTGTTGTATTTACCAATTATATGTCCCATAAGAAACGCCTTGATAAATACCAAATCATTTTTACCTGTTTCAGCAACCCCTGTTCCAACGGCCAGTGTTAAAACCTTATCTAACTTTTTCATTTTATTTGTTGTTTAAGATGTGCAATATACATTACCATACAAAAGTCATCAAAACTATATTTCTCTTGGTCTACTCTTGTTGAGTATATCTCAAATAATCCATTGTAATTACTTGTTACATATTTGGTAACCTCCAACATAATTAAATCTTGTTGTTCGTCCATACTATTTAGTTTTTGTTAGGTCTGTGATTAAATCTTTTTTAAATTGACCTGTGATATGTTTATCAAATTTCTTCATTGATTCAGATTTTTCATCCCATGTGAAGATAAACTCGGATAGGATTTGTGATAATCTACATATCTCTTGTACTGATGGTTTCTGTCCCAATAGAGTGTATATCTCTATTGCTCGTTGTAACTGTGATTGACGAACAATTATCTCGTCTTTTGTTGGGATTCTTGGTGTGTTCATATTATTTGTTTAATTTGTAATAATGTTCAGGTCTTCCGTACTTGCTTGTCTTCTTCTCGTCTAATCTAATTAACTTACCCTCCTTGGTTAAATCAGTTAAACATCTACCTACTGATGTTGGTAGTATGAAACATGGATATAGGTCAACCATATCCCATTTACTAAACTTTATTTGTTGGGGTTCATAAACCTCAAACATTCTTAATACTACATCCTCCTGTTTTTTTGCGTCCTTTTGAAATTGTTTAAGAGTAGGGTCTCTTTCAATAGTTGTGTTGTGGTAACTCATAATATAATTGTTTATAAATAAATATACGAAACTTCACCGATATTTCAAAATCTTTAATAAAATACTTTTCCACATCTAAAAATAAAATAATTTGGATTCTTTTGATATTTCAAATATTTATTGTAAATTAGCTATATGAAAAAATCCATACTTATCTATTCCGATTGGGAAGAAGATATAAAATTAATGACTCCCGCTGAAGCACAGAACTTTATGTTGAACATTTTTAGAAATTCAAGAGGTGAGGAACCTTATCTACCATCAAGAGCAGAACAGATGCACTGGTTACAAATTAAAAGGATACTTGAAATTAATAAAGAAAAATATGAAAAACGAGCAGAACGAAGCAGACAAAATGGAGCACTTGGTGGAAGACCAAATAACCCAACAGGTTATTCAGAAACCCAATAGGTTATTATATAACCCAAAAAACCTGGTAAGTCCTAAATCTAAACTCTTAAATGTAAAAAGATAAATCTAAAATGACAAATGTTAATTCCTAAATCACAACTCTAAACAAAAAAAATGGAAACTAATGACATTATATATAATCAATATTTAAATAATTGGTTAAAAGGTTGTAAAAATTATTATAAATCAAATATTAAAACTGTGGCTAAAGATTATAGATTCAAACATCAGCAACATACTACAAAATTTATTAATGAATTAAATTCTGTTAATAGTATTAAACCATATACTCCATTTAGAATATCAGATGAGGTATGGTTAGTTGGGAAACATAAAGGAAAGAAAATTAGTGAAACACCAGCATCATATATAGAATGGGCTATCAAAAATATGAACTTAACTGAAACAGCTTTATCTATTTTGAAAAATAAATAATTTTATTTATATTTATATACATATATACAGATTATGACTAAAGAAAAGAAAGGTTGGCGCTGGAGAGATAAAGAACTATCGTTGAAGGAATTTTATAAGTTACCTTCAACCGTAAGGAATGAATATGTTTCCATGTTAGAGAAACTATCCTCAACAGAAAGAAGTACTGGTGATGAAATAATCCTCAACCAATATTCAAAAGTAATTACACAAACAAAACAATTCTTATCACTTGATGATATAGATTAGATAGTTTATATTTATTTATTATCATACCTGGTAATAAACTCAACTCCTGACCTGGTATCCTAATTAAAAAATGGGGTGCTGGGTCTTTTTAATTTATTGAAGTATTTATATGAAGATATGTTCCAAGTGCAATGTTAATCAAGATGAAAAAGAGTATTATACTTATTATCATTCTGGTCATAAAAAGTTTTATACAAGATTAATTTGTTTAGATTGTACAAGACAACAAGCAAGAGAATATAAATCAAAATTAAGACAACAAAAAAAACTATTGATACAAGTACCTCAACAAGAAAAGATAATCCAACCAGTGGTCCAAGAATTAGAAATAGAGGTATTGGAAGGTCAACGTAGATGTAAGAATTGTGGTGAGGTTAAAGATATTAAGACAGGATATTATGTAAAAAGATTGAAGTGTATTACTTGTGTAAGAGAATATGAATTAAGGGTAAGAACAGAAATAAATACAAAATATAAAATGGATAATGGTGGAAGTGAAAGGGTTCCACAAAAACCTGGTGTTTATGCTGATGAATATCAAGAAGCACAGGTAACAGAATTTCTAACATTAGTTGGTTGGAAACTAAATCCAAATGGTGTATGGAGCAAGAAAGGGTTTAAAACAAAAGATAAGGTATGGGAAAAACCAATTAAGAAATTCAAAAAGAAAGCAACCAAAAATCAAAATGGTAGTGAAAGGTCACCAGTATATCATAAAAGATTAGAATTAATTGAATTAAAACAAAAAGGAATGACTTATCAGAAGATTGGAGATATTTATGATATATCACCAGCAACGGTAATGAGAATTATAAATGATTTATATGACAAAAAATAATGACCATATAGAACTTGGGTATATAGATATACCTAAAAATTATGCTGATTTTACAGCTAAACAAAAGAAAGTTGTATGTATAAAAATTGTTGATGTATTATTAAAACACATTGATAAAGAACTTGATCCAACCATAAACAGACTTTCTTTCCTTGATGAAGTATTGGAAAGTAGTTTGATGACAAACGAACAGGACGAAGAATATATTGTATGTCAGGTCTTGTTTGATTGTAGAAAATTAATTAATGATTAAAGAAATAGAGGATTATATACAAAAAAACTATTACCATTTATATAATATTGGTATGAAGATGACCAAGCAGGACCCATTAACAAGAGACCTATTACATGAATGTATATTACAGTTGTACGATAAGGATGTAATAACATTAAAGAATTATGATGACAATAGTATAAAGTATTATATAGTAGCGGTGATGAGGATTAATTACTTTAGTAAGACCAGTCCATTCCACTATCGTATAAGAAGGGAGAGACAGATAATGAATGTAGATGTTGCAACCTGTTGGGACTTATCATATGAACAAGAAGAATTTGAACAAGAACAGATATATCAACTATTGGAATTAAACTATACAGAATTATCGTGGTTTCAGAAGAGCATCCTAGACCTCTATCTTTCTTTAAATCGTTCAATGAAAGCAGTGAGTAGAAAAACAAACATACCAAATCAATCAATAAGTCGTTATATTAATGAAATAAGGAAACAAGTTAAGACAGATATAATAAACAAAATAAATTCATAACATATGTGTGACTGTAAAAAAAGAGATAGAGTAATACTAAATCCAAAACAACCAGTGATTGAAACAACAAGTGATTTTGATAATATAGATGAGTTTTTCATTCCCCAAACTCCTGACCAACAATTACATAAGGAGTTAATGGATTGGAAGAACTTGGATAAGTTTAACAACGAGGATGAATATCCTTTAATAGAAGATTAATATGGGAAAAGTAAAAAAGGTAGAACAACCAATAACAAGTAATGTATCCAACGAAGATATTCTATTTGCTCATATGGTATTAAAAGCATCAGGAGCAACACAAGAGTATAAGGATAGAGCTAACAGTATTTATAAACAACTATTCAATGAGGATGTGGTTTATAGTTGTTGTAAGAATAGAGCTTATATCAAGTTGGACCATTATGTAAGAGAATTAAAATTAATTTAATATGGCGAAAGCAGCATCAGGTGGACGTAAATCAAACGAATTAGAGTTTGAAAGTAGGATGCCACGAATATTTGAAATGATGTTATACGAACATTTATCGTACCGAGAGTTTGCAGCGAAAGCAGCAAAAGAATTTGATGTATCAGAAAGAACCGCGGAGACGTGGTGGAAGGAAGCAAGAACAAGGATGAAGGAAAGGTATAGTCAAAATTCAGAAGAAATATTAGAAAGTCATTTAACACAATTATACGACTTATTGCATCGTTGTCGTGAAGACAATAATAAACGTACTGAACGTGAGGTTCTAAATGATATAGCAAAAATACATCAGTTAGAAGTTAAGAAAGTTGATATTACAACTAATGGTCAACCAATAACCATTTCAATTAATTTGGACCAATAATTTTTTTGGGTTTAATACCCTCAAAACTTCGTTTTTGAATAAAATATATATATAAATATGAGTTTAGCAAGAAGATATAAAAGAAAAAAAGAACAGGATGTTAAGAAGATGTACGAAAGACAAATAAGAAAAATGTCCACGATGACTGATGAACAGAAGATCACACACTTGGCACATCTATCATCAAGAATAAAACCTAATGTAACTGAACAAGTTAATGGAGATTAATTTAAACTTAACTAAAAAGCAAGGTGAAACATTTAAAATCCTACTTGATAAAACACATCGTGAAGTATTATATGGTGGTGCTAAAGGTTCAGGTAAATCCTATTTGGGTTCTGTATGGGTTCTATATATGTGCCTTACTTATCCTGGTATTAGGGCGTTGATAGGTCGTACAGTATTAACACAACTACGAGTAACCACGATAAAGACATTATTAGACCTATTCAAGGAGTGTGGAATTAACCCTGAACATTATACTTATAACCAACAATCAAATGAATTGAAGTTTTATAACGGTAGTGAGATTGTGTTTAGGGATCTTCAGTATAATCCTAGCGATCCCAATTACGATAGTTTGGGTGGTTTGGAACTTACTATTGCTTTTATTGACGAGGTTGCACAAGTTAGTCGTCAAGCGTATGATGTAGTACGTTCACTATTAAGATATAAGATTAACGAACATAAGTTGAAACCAACATTGTTCATGTCATGTAACCCATCTCAATCTTGGTTGAAACAAGAATTTTATATACCACATACACAAGGAACATTAGAACCAACTAAAATATTCATACAGGCGTTACCAACAGACAACAAGTGGTTACCAGCAGAATATTTGGATATATTAAAGAACCTACCACCAAAACAAATGAAACGTTTATATCTTGGTGATTGGAACTACGAGACAGAAGAAGATAGTTTATTTGATTTTGATAATATCAGTTCAAGTGTGTTCAAGTCAGCACCAAATGTGGATGTATGTACAAGGTTAGTAATAAGGATAAAAAATGGGGAAGAAAATGACAAAATTTAAAATAGAAGATAAACAATACGAAATACCAGAACTAATGACGATAGGTCATTATGTTAAGATGTATAAGTTAAAAGATTTATTCTCGGATGATTATTACGCAGCAAAGTTGGTGAGTTTATTTACAGGAGCACCTGTTGAGGATTTATTAGAGACAGATTTTGAGAAGGTTAATTATTTAGCATCAGAAATTCTAAAACTAATACCAACAGAAAGACCCAAGTTTAAAGATAGGTTTGAATTGGATGGTGTTCATTATGGGTTCTTCCCCAAATGGGAGGACCTATCGTTTGCAGAATATGTGGATATGGACACCATCAGTACCAAGAAAGAAGAAGACGTATTAGATATGTTACACATTCTTGCGGCAATAATGTATAGACCAATTATAAGTGAAAGGTCCCATCATGATTTTGATATTGAGAAGTATGATGTTAAGAACATGCAGAAACGGGCTGAATTGTTTAAAAATAAATTAGATGTTGGTGTCATATTATCGGCACAGTTTTTTTTTATCAATTACGCAAACAGATATTCAAATTATTTCCAGCTGTCTTCGATCAAGACATTGCCAATATGGATGAGGATAAAGCTCGTATGGAGTTTGAGGAAGATTATAATAGCCGCTCTTTTCAATCGGTCTATGGTTGGTTCGTTGTCGTCAATAGATTGGCTTCAAATGATTTTACAAAACACGAGTACATCTACGAAAAAACGGTGGTGGAAGTTCTAAACCAACTATCCTATTTAATAAACTACGACCAAGAGCAAGAAAGAATTATGAAACAAGCTCGTAATTCATAATACGCTTTTGGTTTTTTTATATTTACTAATATGGTGAACTACAAAATAAATACCGATGGAAGTGTCTTCTCAATTAGAAGAAACAAATTACTTAAACCTCGTTTAACAAATAGAGGTTATTTACAGGTGAATTTAAGTGGGAAACAAATATATATACATCAACTTGTTGCTAAAACATATATATCAAATCCAAATAATTATACAGTAATAAACCATAAAAACGGTAATAAATTAGATAATAATGTTGATAATTTAGAATGGTGTACACAATTAAATAATGTATTACATTATCACGGTGGAAAGAAATTAGAAAAATATGGTGATAGATTTAGAGTAAGATTTTGGGATAAAAATAAAAAGAAACATCTACAGTTAGGTATTGTTAATACAGTAGAAGAAGGTTTAAAAATGTATAATCAATATGCCAGTCAATTATAAACAGATTGTTCAGGATTTAAGTGGTATAGCTTATTATAACCCACAGATTAATTCTTTTGGTTATGGTGATATTACCCAACTTACAATGGATATAGAGACCAAACAGGAACCTGTATATATGAAAATGTATGTGGTACCAGGTCAAACTGTACTTGCACAGAATAGATTGGACTATAATTTCTCTATTATCATATGTGATATTATTAATGCTGACCTATCCAATCAGGAAGATGTTATGTCTGACACATTGGAAACGGTTAAAGATGTATGGACCATTTTATATCAATCATATACAGCAACATTCGGTGGATTCAGTATAGATTATGAACCATTATGGAATAGTCCTGCTGAACCATTCTTGGAAAGATATGAGACATTACTCGGTGGATGGACCTTGAACATAACAATAGAACAACCGTTTGATTATAATACTTGTGTATTACCAATATCAGGATTAACATTACCAACATCAGTTAATGAAGTTAATTACAAATTAATATTGGATGATTTAAAAGAGATAGCAAGAGCACACGAACAGATTAACTCTTATGGGTTTGGTGATGTTACACAATTAACAATGGACATTGAGACCAAGAAAGAACCATTATATACGAGGATGTGGATTGTACCAGGTCAAACAACATTAGCACAGAATGAATTGATATATAATTTTCAAGTAATAATAACAGATGTAATTGAGGATGACTATTCAAATCAACGAGATGTGATGAACGATGGGTTAGAAATTTGTAAGGATATATTTACAGTATTGTATTTGAGTGAGTATGAATCAATATGGAACGCAACGTGTGAACCATTCTTGGAAAGGTTTGAAACAGTACTTGGAGGATGGACAATGAACTTACAATTAACACAACCATTTGATTATAACAGATGTGTTCTTCCTGAATTACCATTCGTAACACAAAATAAGAAATGGTATGAGTTAAGTGAACTATGGAACACAATATCAACAGTATGGAGAAAAGTATAAATAAAAAATATAAAATAATATAACGTGGGCCAATTAACAAATCTATATGTATCAAGTTCCTATCAGGGTCTATTAAAGATGACTGATAGTACACAAGGATTAACTAATACATTACAAACAATACAAACAGGTGATGGAGATAATAGTCCATTACAAATGAGTTTAACTGAAGTGAACATATCAGGTTCATTCTATATCAATAATGTTCCAATCACAAACGGAACAAGTGGTACGTCAGGTACAAGTGGTAGTGACGGTACAGATGGTACAAGTGGTACAAACGGAACATCAGGAAGTAATGGTAGTGATGGAACGAGTGGAACATCAGGAAGTAATGGTACGGATGGAACAAGTGGTAGTAATGGTACTGACGGAACAAGTGGTTCTAATGGTACTGATGGAAGTTCTGGTACGTCAGGTTCTAATGGTACAGATGGTTCATCAGGTACATCAGGACAGAATGGTATTAGTGCAGGTAGAGTATTTTTCTTCAATCAATCACAAAATAGTGATGTAAGTCCAAATTTTGTATTATCTGAAATACCAACAACAGGTTCAACACAAACGGTTATAACAAACTTAACTAATACACAACAAAATGTATTGGTTTCAAGTTATATTACACCTCAATTAGGATTTAGTTTAATTCCAGCAGGGGTTCAACGTTTCCATTTACACTTATTAAAACCTGCATCAAATGATGATATAGATGTTTATGTTACATTACAATTAACCAACTCAACAGGAGGAACAATTGGTAGTTTAATTACATCATCAGCAAATATTATTACTTGGAATAGTGGAAACCCATCGGAGGTTTATGTGGATGTGGTATTACCATCAACAAGTATTGACCCAACAAATAGAATGATGGTTAAAATCTATTTGAATAATAATGAAAGTACATCTATGACTGTTACAGGATATACAGAAGGAAATGAATATTCATATGTAATTACATCAGTTGGTCAAGAGTCAGGTACATCAGGAACAAGTGGTACATCAGGTGATAGTTTATTTGCACTAACAGGTTCATTTTGGAACACAACAAACAATGTAGGTATAACAGGTTCATTAAATATAAGTGGTAGTCAATTAATCACAGGTTCATTATCAACATCACAAGATATATTAGTTAATGGTTTAACAGTAGGTAAAGGTGGTGGTAATGTAATTACAAATGTGGCAATCGGTGCTGGTGCTTTAGGATCAAACACAACTGCAACAAGTAATATAGCAATTGGTTCAGGTTCATTAGGTCTTTTTAGTATTGCTGGTCAAGGATTAAACACAGCAATTGGAACTAATATTTTACCATTATTAGGTTCAGGTTCTTTCGCTAGTATTAATTCTATTGCTCAAAATACAATGATTGGTGGTAATTCAGGACAGGGAATGGTTTCAGGTTCAAGAAATACTGTTATTGGTGCTTTCGCTATGCAGTCCGCAAATAATGTAGAAAGAAATACAGGTTTAGGTAGAGGTGTTTTTTCAGCGTTAGGTGCTAGTGCTAATAATAGTATTGGTTCTGGTTCAAGATATAATTCAGCTTTCGGTCATAACGCAATGTTTCAGTTTATATCAGGTTCAAATAATGTTGTTATTAATGGAGGTTCAAACGCAGGTGATGGATTTTTTCTTGGTAGTAAAAATAATTACATTGGACCAGACGCTCTTCTTCCAACAACAGGTTCAGCAAATACAATTATTGGATATGGTTTAACATTAGCACAAATGGGAGGTAATAATGCGTCAGGTTCAGTTGTTATAAGTGATGGTAATGGTAATATTGCTTTCAACAAATATGGTAGTACAGGTTCATTTAATATACCGTCAAATACAACTATAACAGGTAGTTTAATTATTAGTGGTTCGGTTTATATAACAGGTTCAGTTCAAGGTAATGTTAATGCTTTATCAATCAGTTCAAATACAGCATCTTTAAATTTAAATGATGGTAACTTCTTTACATTACAATTAGTAAGTGGAAGTAATACTCGTATTGAACCTTCAAATATTAAGGTAGGACAAACTATAAACATATTATTAAACACAACAGGTTCAGCAACTGTATCATTCCCAACATCAGTACTACAAGTTTCAGGTTCATCATATGTACCTACAACAACAACAAGTAAGGATATAATAACATTAATAAGTTTTGATAGTTCATCACTTTATTTAGCTAACGTTAAAAATTTAATATAATGAGATTTGCACCTTTTGCTTTCCAAAATAGTCAAGTAACAGCACCAACGTTTGATCCTAATAGTATTAGTAACCTTACATTTTGGGTAGATTTTAGTAACCCTAATTTCTATACAACAAGTGGTAGTAGTATTATAAATATATATTCGTTGGTAGGAGGAACTACAGGTCATACATTAGCAAGAGTTAATACAAGTAATAATTATTATACATTGACAGCAGGTTTATCTAACTCATCATTAAACACAGCAAAAGTAGTAACAAGACCAACAACATATAGAGCATCAAGTTGGAACACAGCTAGTGATGATGCAATTGTATTGGGAGATAAATCTAACAATACGTTACATCCAAATGGTACAACATTCATGGTTTTAAATAGAGGTACAATATCAACAGCAGGTTATTTATTATCAAGATATAATGGTTCAACAGATAGAGGTGTTATGTATAACGTGGCAACAGGTGCTACAAATACCAATATCATCAGTTATGATTTTAACTCACCAGCGTATTTATTTTATAATACAACTGCATCAGCACATAACATTTTAACAAGAGTTAATAATGGAGCAACCGCAACAATATATAGAGGTAGTACACAAACAGGAACAGGTTCAAAAAACGACACACAGAATAGAACAACAAGACAGTTTCACAATATAGGTATGTTTGGTTCCCCAACAGGAACAGGAGACACAACACCAGTGAACACACAATATTGTGAAATATTAATGTATAATAGAGTATTGGATAGTACAGAACTAACAACGGTTTGGAACTATCTATCAAATAAATGGAGTATAACACTTTAACAATGACAAATAGAGAAAAAATAGAACAATTTTTATCAGACCAATCAGTAGTAAATGATTTTTATTACATATCAGAAATAGATGAATCAACATTTATCTATTATGTAGATTTTGTAAATCAAGAAAGTTTGGATGGAGCTTATGATATTACGGTTAATCCTGATGACACAATAACTTACATAAGACATATTAGAGACGCAGAATAATGGATATAGAAACAGTAGCAAATGTAATTGATGATGTTCTTAAAGGACTTATGGACGAAAAAATTTACCCATATTCAGCCAAAAGAAGATTTGGTGTGGGTAATAAAGTCGCCACAGGTTCATTACGTGCATCAATCATGGTCGTACCTACATCAAAAAAGGGTATGATTGTATTTGAATTGTTTGCTAATGACTATTTTCAATGGGTACAATCAGGTAGAGCACCAGGAAAAAAGGGTGTTCCTATTGATGCAATATTAGATTGGATGAGTGCAAGGGGAATATTTGCAACAGATATTAGTAATGTAAAATATAAAGCACTACAATCTCAAGTTTCAACAGCGTATATTATCAACAAATCACGTATGAAGAAAGGGAAACATCCATTACCAATGAAGGTATTACTTGATTGGATAAAGGAAAAGAATGTAAGGTTTAATATTGATTTACAAAAAGGTATGGCGTTTGCTATACAACGAAACATAAAAGAGTTTGGTATTTTACCAGCAAATATAGAAGATAAATTTTATAATAAATTAGAAGCAAATCCAGTGTTTATAGATGCGTTAGAACAATATACGTTCCAACAATTTGAAACAATGGTAGATAATATTTTTATCAGCACAAAAAAAGAAACAACATGAGTTTAAAGATTATGAATAGTTCTATAATTTACATATGCTTGATGAGCTTCCTCTTGGGTTTTATATCTACCAAGAAAAATCTTCTTACCATTAATTTGTATATTAGAATGAAACGTTTTATCATGAATATGATAATGAGAACCACTAAATTTAGAATTTCTACGATGATTTTGATTATGTCTATTATCACACCATTCAAGATTTTCAATTCTATTATCAGATTTATCAAAATTTTTATGATTAACCTGTGGAAGATTATCAGGGTTTGGAATGAAAGCTTCTGCAACAAGACGATGAATATATTGGTTTCTACATTTAGAACCCAAATTGAATTTAAAATACCCTTTACCAATTTTAGTTGGTTTAAGAAACTTTTTTGTTCTAACAGAATATACAGTTCCATCAGAATAAATAATATAATTGTTATTGTGAATATATTTTTCCATAACACAAATATACAAAAAATTAATTAAATATGTCATTCGGTTACCCAATATTATACGCAAATGGATTAAATAATAATACCCAATTAAGACGTTCAACTGATATGGTTTTTCAACGTGGTGGGAATTATAATATAGTTCTAACAGGTTCAACATATGAATCTGATATGGAGATGGATGTAGATTTATATGGAGATGGAACTAAAGTAGGAAGAATGAGTTTAGTACCATATAACACATCATTATCAGGTGGAACTTATTATTATTATTTTAATTTAAGACCATATAACTATATGTCTAATTATGTTCAGTCAGAACATTTTCAATACTATTGGTTAAATAATTGGTACTCAACAACAAATACAATTAACATTAATAACCCATATCCAAATATTATTACAGCAAATTATAAATACGGATATAGATATGTAAATTCAAGTGGAACAACTATAACAGAATATAGTGGAGGTACACCAACAAATGATTTAAATCATTTTACAAACATACCTAATTGTGTTACAGCAACAGGATTTACAGCATCAGGATTTACAAATACAGGAAATTATTTTGATTATATCGGTGGTCAATTTCAAATGTTAGAGAATAAATATATCCTTCCAAATTTTGACCAAGAGATTGGTAGTGTTATGGGAACAGGATTAACAATCAATACGTTAGACGCTAATAGAAGATTATCACCCATATCACAATATATGATGGACTATCCAAGTGTACCTGAAGCAAGTGAGACAGCAAGATTTTTAACTGATGCACCACGTATCCAATATATACAACCTCAAGAAAATTATGTATTATATTACTTAAACGGACAATCGGGAGATAGAATGGTTATAGAAGCAGACTACGCAGTTTTTACTTTATATGATGAATCAAATACTCAATTATCAACTAATGGGTATTGGTCACAAGAATTGAACTTTAGTGGTACAACATACGCATCACCAACAGGTTATACGGACACATTACAACCATTTGCTCTACCTTGTGGACCTGCTGACATATCAAATTTGTTTTTATCAGGTCAAACATGGGAGAATGTGGCCTATTATACCGTTCAATTATTCTATTCATACCCAACAAACAGTGCAAGTAGAGCGTCAGTAGGACCTGTTGGTCCTGTAAGTGAGACATTCTATTTCTATTTATACGATAATTGTCTTCCTCAAAATACAAGAGTATGTTTTTTAAACTCAAAAGGTGGGTTTGACTACTTTACTTTTAAGGCTTATAGACAAGACACCAAGAAAATTAAGACACAATCATATAATAGTAGGTATTTTTCAACAGATAATGCAGGACCAGATATAAATTTTGGTAGAAATGTGAAGACATTTGGAACAGATGTTGACCAAGAGATTGTAGTTGAGTCAGATTTTATTAATGTACCAACAGGAAAATGGTTAGAACAATTATTTATGTCACCACAAGTGTATGAAGTGAAACCTAATTACGTTTCACCAATGGATAGACAAGATAAAATATATATGGATTTAAGACCATTACAAGTTTTATCAACTGAAGTACAAACAATTACTAAAAAACATCAGAAGTTAAATAAATATAAAATAACATTCAAGTCAGGAGACACGTTCTTCGCTAATCAAGGATTTTAATATGAGCCAACAGCAGACAGTATTAAGGGTACAAACAAGTATCCCACATTTAACAATTAGTGGTGAAACGCAATATGTAAATTTAGATTTATATAATGATATTCCAATTAAGATTAATAAATCTTTTGCGGAGTTACAGGACATATCCAAAAAGAACACGGACTTTTCTGTAAATCTTTCATTACCTGGTTCTAAAAAGAACAATAGATTTTTTGAGAGTTTCTTTAATGTAGATGTTGAAGGACTTTATTTTTTCAGTAATAAAAAGACACCTTGTGATGTATTGATAGACAGTCAATCTTTTTTCAATGGTTACATGAGATTGAATAAAGTAAATGTATTAGACAGTAAGGTAGAATATGATGTGACCTTATTTAGTAGTGTTGCAAACTTATTTGGAGATATAGGAAACAACTTATTAAAAGATTTAAATTTTAATGACACTACATATACGTTCAATCATACATTCAATTTACTTAACGCAGTTGAACCATACCAAGATGAGGAAACTAATTTTGGTTTAAATAGAGAAGCACCATATCTATATTTTTATCCATTAGTTCATAATGGTTATGAATATTCAGGTTCAACACTTAACTTGAGTGGTGGTACAACAAACGAACAGACAAGGTTCTATACATCAACAGGACCTATATCTGCGTGGACAAGTAGTGGTGATATGTACGCAGCAGGTGTTAAACATTTTAGAATTAATACACCAGCTGAAGGAATATACGATAATCAATTAAAACCTGCATTAAGTATGTGGGGTTTATTGAAATTAATATTTAAGACATACGGATATACAATTACATCAGACTTTATGAACACACCTTGGATGAAGACCTTATATATGTATGGTTATTTCGGTTCAAGTGCAACTAAATTTAGTTATAACTTAAACACAATAGAATATCTTCCAAGAGAAGGTGTTGAATTAATATATAGTGGTAGTACATCACCAGGTAGTCAATTAAAAATTATAATTTGTAAAAGAGGTACTGGTGTACCTGTTTATTGTTCTGAAACAATTAATTATGGGTTTGCTAATATGTTCCCTTATAGTGAATATGGTTCAATACCAACAGGAGTAAGTGGTGCAACTATTACCGCAGTAGAAGGATTTGATTTTGGTTTCCCTGTTGATGGTGTACCTGTGGCAGACATAAGTACATTAAAATATTTACCAAGAGCAGTAGGAACACCAATTATATTTCAAGAAGGTGATAATGTTAATTTTAGTTTAGTGATAGATCAAAACATTAAACAGATAGATATTGTATCTTCTATTGCTAAAAAATTCAATTTGGTATTTATAGCTGACCCAAATAACCCATACAATATTATCATTGAACCTTATTCTTATTATATTGGAACAGGTGTGGTACATGATTGGACAGATAAATTATCATACGATAAAGGATTTTCAGTTGAACCAGCATTAAATTATATTGAAAGTAATTTAATTTTTACTGACCAAGAGGATGGAGATTATGGAAATAAAGAATTTAAGGATAGAGATAAACAAGTTTATGGAACACAATTATTTTATGGTCCAACTGATTTTAAATCTGAAACAGGAATTACAGAAACAATATTCTCACCTGAAGTATTAAGACAATGGGACACAGCTGACCAACCAAATAACGGTGGTATTAAATTACCATTGGGAATTAATTATGTAGGTTCGTCAACAACGGAAGAAGTTGGTGGTAACACTCAAACCTATTACGCTTATAGAGGATTAAAAACTAAACCAAAACTATTTTGGTTCTTGGGTTGTCATAATATGTTTTTGGATACATTGGGTGAAGTATATCAATATAATACAGGGTATAATACATATAATATATATGTAAATAATTCAAGTAATTCAAGTCAATTATCTTTACTAACAGCACCAATTATTTCACACACGATGCCAATGGGTATGAGTGATAGTAGTAAGATTAATAATGATAGTGCGTGTTTATTATTTAGTTCTGAATTTCCAATAGATATTGGGGTTCAAACATATAACGTATATACAGAAAATGATGCTTATAATCTATTTTATGAAAATAGAATTGCTAATTTATATAACTCAAATACAAGATTTGTTAATGGATTTTTTGATTTAAAATATTCGGATATTATTAATTTACAACCGAAAGATATTATTAAAATACAAGAACAATTCTTTTATGTTAATAAAATACAAGAGTATAATTTAGTTAATAGAGAATTAACAAGAGTTGAATTAGTACAAACAAATTTAAACCCACAAACATATCCAACAAGATATTTCAAATATCAATATTGTGATTATGCGTCAACAGGAGGATGTACATTTAAGATTGCAACAGATTTTACTAATCCTAATTTAAGAGATACAAGTTTTGGTTGGAGTCTATATTATGACCAAATGATGGGAACATTACCTGCTGTAACAACAGGATTTACAGCTTGTTTAAGAGACCCAAGAGATACTGGAACTTATTTTATTCCATTTACAATAAGTGAAATTACTGAAAATGAATATGATAATTCAGGATATGTAGATTGGACTACAGATACAATGTTGGAACACATTTGGAATTATGTTAATCCAACTTTTCCAAATACTGTGTACGCGTTTGGTTTAGGTCTTCCATCATTTTGGATTAATGATGCTGGTACATATACAGGATTAAATTTATTTACAGATTGTGCTGAATTTAATAGTACAGCAACAACTTATGATATATTAGTAGGTGAATCAGATTATTATGGAACATGTAACACAACACCAACTCCTACTCCAACAATTACACCTACTAAAACGGTTACACCTACACCAACTGTTACATCAGGATTAACACCAACTCCTACCGCAACAGGTACACCTACTCCTACACCAACTCCTACACCACCATCTTTAACAACATATACAGGTTGTGGTAGAGGTGCTACTGAATCAGCAACTTGTTTTGATACAGAAAATAATAGAACATTCTATTCAGATTGTAATAGTATATCATTTGGTATAGGATGTTATGTTTATGTAGATACATTCCCTAATCCATTAACAGGATACAACTTCGTACAAATTAATGGTGCAACATGGGCTATTAATAGTAGTACAGGAATAATAACAGGATTAGCAACAGAACAATGTTAAAATATAAAATATGACAGCAAGAGTATATCCATCACAACAAGATACATATTTAACAGCAACAGGTTCGTTGTTGGTTACATATGATGAAATAAACCAAGAAACTAACGTTTCTCAATTTCAATGTTTTGTTAATAGTGTAGAAAGAAAATTAATACATAATAATAATCATAAACTATATTCAACTTTTATATCTAATGGAGATATAGTTAGAATATTAGTAACAACAACATCAGATAATAATGAAATAAATGTAACAAGAAGGGATTATACAACAGATGACCAAGGTGGAGACATGGGAATTAGAGATGTATATATAACAGGAGTTACTGGTAATTCACCAACAACTTTAGAAGTTACATTTACAGTTTCACCAATTTCACTTGATTATAATTTTGAATATTTGGTTAGTGCACAGGTTTTGTATCCAGCAACTCCAACTCCAACTCCAACTGTTACACCTACTAATACACCTACACCAACTGTTACACCAACTAATACCGTTACCCCAACAATTACACCAACTAATACTGTAACACCTACTCCAACTGTTACACCAACATCTGTTACACCTACTCCAACACCAACTAATACACCTACTCCCACAAGTTGTCCAAGAACCACTATAAATGATATAGATGGAAGTTTTTGGGTTAATTCAACTTCTGCTTCATATCCTGCAACAGGAACAACTTGGTTTAATGTGGGAGATACTAGTGGTATTGGTAATGGTACATTAAACGGTTCACCGGCATTTAATTCTTGTAATAGTTCTTTTAGTTTTAATGGAATAGATCAATCTGCTAATTTTGGGTACTCGGGTAGTGATGAGTTTGATAGTTATACATTTGGTGGATGGTTTAAAACAACTACAAGTTCTACACAAAAATTTTTTATGGTTAGAACCAGTTCTATAACTGCTAATTTACAATTATATAAAGATACTGATAATAAATTAGTTGTTTTATCTGAAACAGAAGTTCCAAGTTTTGTAATAACAACAGCAAAAAGTACAACTGTTTTACAAGATAATTATTGGTATTATATTATAGGGGTTTATGATAGAGGTGCACGACCAGCACCACTAACACCAATTCCAGTATTAAAACTTTATATAAATGGTTATTTAGAAGCTACCTCATATCCAACTTCATATAGATTAAGAGGTTTTGGTTCTACTGGTCTTTTTTCTTTACCAATAGATGGTGATAAAGAAGTTGGGTGGATGGAAATATCAAATCGTGTTTTAACTAGTGAAACAATTTTAAATAATTTTAATTCAAATAGTTCATTATATACTTTTGCACCAACACCAACTCCTACTGCAACACCAACTATAACACCAACTAATACTGTAACACCAACTATAACACCTACACCAACACAAACAAGTGTTACACCAACTCCAACTCCAACTACTGGTTTATTTAGTCCTAATAGTTTAACAGGATTAACGTTTTGGACTGATTTTAGTGATAGTAGTTTTTACACAACAAGTGGTAGTAGTATAATTGATGTTTATTCAAAAGTTAGTGGTTCAACAACTCACACTTTAAATAGAGTTAATAGTTCAAATAATTATTATGAATTAGTTACATCTTTATCTAATACAGGTAGAACTGCAGCTAAAGTTATAACAAGACCAACAACATATCAAGCAACAAATTGGAACGCTGCAAGTAATGACCCAATTGTACTTGGTCCTAAAACAAATACATCTTCCTATCCTGATGGTACAACATTCATGGTTTTAAATAGAGGAAGTATTTCAACAGCAGGTTATATATTATCAAGATATGGTGGAACTGATAGAGGAGTATTTTATAATTTAAATACAGGTGTAACAAATACTAATATTATTAGTTATGATTATAATTCACCATCTTATTTATATTATAATACAACAGGAGCTGCAAATGTTATTTTAACAAGAGAAAATAATTCAACAACAGCTACAATATATAATGGTAGTACACAAACAGGAACAGGGTCAAAAAATGATTTACAGAATAGAACATATAGACAATTCCATAATTTAGGTATGTTTGCTTCCCCAACAGGAACAGGTGATACTACACCTGTAAATACATATTATTGTGAGGTTATTATCTATAATAGAGTATTAACAGCTGGTGAAAAGACACAAGTTTGGAATTATCTATCAAGTAAATGGAACATTAGTCTATAATTTCAAAACACAATAAACAATAATTTATATTTAATAATATGGGTAGAAAATATGTAGGACAAATAACAAGTACAAATTTCGTATTTCCAAACAACACATTGGCGGAATATGACGTTGAGATTATACAAGATATTAATGATAATAGTGTAAGTGGAACAGTAAGTAATTTTGTAGTTTCAGGTACAGCAAGAACAACAGGTATAACTTTTACTCATGATTGGACTTGGGCTAAAAATAGTGCTCAACCATTTATATCAGCAACAGGTAATATTCATCTATTATCAGTCCATATGTTGGCTGCTGGTCAAACCTATTATAAACCTTGGAGATGTGTGGATATTGTAACAAGTGGTACAACAGGGTCGTCAACCTATTCGGGGTCAAACACGATCACCGTAACCCCATCTATGATGGGTTTAGCGTCCTTCTCATCAGGGACATACTATTTTGAGATAAGAATGATAGGATTAAAGTCAATTTACCCTATATGTCAAACACTTTCAATAACCGTTACATAAAATAATATATATGATAGTAGTAATAAATGGGGTAGAAACAGAAATTGACAGTTCATTATTTAGTTATGGTGAAATGATTAAGAAAAGAGACGAAATAAATTATATTGGTATAGATTTTTCATCAATCAATTACTTGAAAGGTGATAAGAATATATTAAAAACTTGTTTTAAAGAAACAAAAAAAGAACTATTAGAACAACATGGCTAAAAAACTCATAATTGAAACCCAAGTAAAAACTGATGGTATTGACCAAGCACAGAAGAAATTAGGTCAATTAAAGGATTTAGGTAAGGGTCTTAAAATACAATACGATATTGATGGGAAACCTATTGATGTTGTTATTGAT